GCGTTAGCATATAAAACAGCGTTTCCGCCAATTTGCAACGCTCTATAAGCACTATGCAAATTAACAGTGTCCGAAGTACCAATTGCAATTATGCCTTCAGAGTCAATACGCATTCTTTCGTGTGAGCCTGTATCATCAGCATCAGCTATTGCAGTTGTTAAAAATAATAAATCTGCACCTTTAGCACTGGAACTATGAGCCACAGCAGACCTTGCAACTATAGCAGCACCTGCTTCACCTACTGAACTTGGTATATTTGCGACACCACTATCAAACCCAATACCACCAAGAAAAACGTCATCAGCAATAGTTGTGGCTTTATTTATAATTAAAATACCACCATCACCATCAGCAGCCGAATGAGCAATTGTAAGTGATTCTGAGGGAGCAGTAGTACCAATTCCGACATTGCCTGAAACTAAAGCCATTGTATCTGTATCAGCTCCAGCTTTTCTTGTTAAAAATCTAATCTTAGTATCTTCAGACCCTGCGCCAACACCAGGTGTTGAAACAATCATAGCTCCATATCTTACCAAACTATTAGAAGCATTATCGTGATAAAATTCCATTTTAACAATTTCATCATTAGCACCTGCACTATTACTAGTGTCTTTAATAAACTGCAGAAATGCAGGTTCGCCATCATCATTTGTATTTTTAATAAGCAATGTTGGTGAAGATGTTGATGCTGAAATAATACTTACATTGCCAGTTAATGTAGAGTTTCCAGTTACACCTAAAGTACCAGTTAGATTAGCTCCAACTGTGCTAGTATTAACTGTTAATACAGCAGTACCATCTGCTTTTGATACTTCAAACGCATTTGCATCATCTGAGCCGGGTATTATTTCTATTTTATTTGTGGCTACTTTCATTCCAATAGCAACACTTGAATCACCATCGGTAATAGCAACTAAATTATTTCCGTTCAATCCACCGTCAGGTAGTGATAATAATTGCTCATAACTTTCTGCAATTGTTGAGCCTGTTAAACTTGCCATTCTATTTTCCTCATATTAAAATTTTTCATCCTGTATGTTCTTCCCATTTGACATTAATTTCGTTATAATCTAATTGAACCTTATTCCAAATAACGTCATATATTGACCTTAAAAAGTTTATAGTTGTTCTTTTCCAGCCTAAAGGCATATTAAGCTTTCAACGCTATCATGTGTGTTGCTGTTGTATTTGTATTTATTACATGAGTAAATCTAATTGGCAACAACTGACCGCTAGCAAGATTCTTAAATGTAAAATTACCTGTTCCCACCATAGTTACTACAGCATCTCCTCCTACTCCAACATATAAGGCTTCATACGTAGCTCCTAAAGCATGAGTGCTTCCGCCATCAACTGCTGTAACAGCTAGTGCGTTTCCATATAACATTTTTTCTAAAGCTGCTTGAGACGCTTCGGTTGCAACTTCTATTTCAGCAAGGTCAACATTGGCTGCTGTTGAAAGAACTTCTAAAGCTGCAATATCAGTTTTTATATCATTAGTATCAGAATCTATAGTAGTAAGTAAAGCTTCATTAGCTGCGTGGTCTACGTTTGCCGCAATTAGTAAAACCTCTATAGCAGCTGCGTCTGTTTCAATAGCTGTTAATGTAGTTTCTAATGTATCTATTATAGTATCTAGCTGCCCACCATCTGCTATATCTACAAATAAAGCTCCTGATGCATTCATTTGAAATGGTACATAATCTCCGTCTGTTCCACCTAGTGCTGCTAGTGTATCATTTCGTACACCTAATATAAAGTTACCTGTGTCAGTACTTGAATGACCGGAATCTTCTGCGTATTCTGCACCAGCTACAATATCTACTTGTAAACCTGTCTCTGCTGCATTTAAAACTTTGTTTAATATTTCGTGTGTTTGATATTTAATTCCGTTAGCCATAATCTATTCCTAATTTTTATGTAAAGTCTGACATGGAAATACGTCTATCGCCACCAGTCTTATCTCGTTTTTGCATTCCATGTCTTTTAACTGCTTCGTTCCATTTACCTTCATGTATTGTTGCTAAATTTATACTGACACCAGCTACGCCACCATCACCTGTTGAACCTGCCTTATCTTGATATAACCGAGCTTTGACATAATCTATAATGCAAGTATGAAATACATTGTCTACGTCAGGTGTGTCGGTAATAGCTGAAACAGCATTTGGTTCTGCATAGTAATGAAGCAAGACACCGTTAGTAACTGCTTCATCTATCGGTTTGTATTGTCCATATCTTGAATGTGTAGTTGTACCATCATTACCCTTTAAAGTAACAATAGCTAAATGATTTCCTTTGATAAACCAAGATATATAATTCTCTGGGTATTTGTATGTGCTTGCCATTAGTCTATGTCCATAGTTGGTATTTCGTTATCTACTAATCTAGGTATCTTAACATAAGTACCGTCTGCATCCATAAAGTCAACTCTAAATACTTTATTAATTTCTACCCCTGCATTGGCATCACTTAATGTATACCACTGCTGGTCTGCTACCATATTTGTTTTTGCGTATTCTACTTTTGTAGCATACTTTCCAAGTTCAACAATAGCTTCATTTATAAGATTCATAACATAAGCTTCAGGCGCATCTGGAAACGATTGTCTTATCCTTGATATAATTTTCTTTACAGTTAGACTATGTACAGCCATTAGTCAGAATCCTTTCCTAGTAATCCTATTTGTTGCCATGTTCTAGTTTCATCTTCCCAATCATTAACTGTCATATCAGGCCAACTGCCGGGCAGTTTCCAAGTTGGGGTTGTTGGCAATGCAACTCCAGACCATAAAGCACCGGTAAAAGTAAGAGTTGTATTTGTATTACTTGCTGTTGCATTATTAATCATTTCAAAATTAGTAGAATTAGTTACCGATAAAACTCTTGTATTTGCCGGGATTCCAGTTCCAGATATATTCATTCCTACTAGGATTGCACTGGTACTATCCATAGTAACAGTAGCATCTCCACTCGAAGTATCGCAAGTAGCGTCGCTAGAGCTTGGGAAAGGTAATGTTACTAAAGCAAATGCCATTATGCACCTTTCATTATCTGAATACCTTTGTCATAATCAGCTTGTAATTTTGCTTGTTGTTTTTCATACCAAGAATATTCTGTTGTATCTACTGCTAATCTAGTTTGTACTTCACTTGCATATCCCTGAGCAGATGCTAAATATGTTTGAGCAGCTTGAGCGTATGCACCAGCTGAAGCAAAATAGCCATTCCAAACTTGAGCTTTTGCAGATGTCCAAGCCCCTCTTGCTTGTACTTCACTTGCGAATCCTTGCGCTTGAGACAAAGCTCCTTGTAATATAGAAGTCCATTCTGATAAATGGGCATTAGCTCTTTGTATTTCAGCACTAACAATACTTAAGTTTCCTTGAAGTAATTCCGTATCCTCCGCTTGCAACAAATCGTGAGCATCGTAGTTAGCAGCTGGTTTATCCGCCTCAATTAAAAGAGATACTTTGTCTAAAGCATCTTTAACTCTTGTTATTTGTGAGTTAGCTGTTTTAAATGTTTCTTCATTATTAAAGCTATGCTCATTAATTTGACCTAAAGCAGTAGTAATTGCATCTGCTGCTGTTTTAAGCTCTGAGCTAGTAGTATCAGTATTTCCTGCTGACTCAAGAACTTCAGCGACTCCCAAAACAATGTTTGCTACCATTTTACCACCATCTTCTATTTCATCTTCTGCGTTTACAACAGAAGCTTCTAAAGCTGTTAAGGCTCCAGTAATATCTGTATTACCATGTTTAGCTGTCATGTTTTGTTGTAATGCTTTTATGGCTGCATATAAAGTAACTAAATACTCAGCTTCATTTGGAAAATTTGTTATAGTACTTATACCGCTAGCATCTAATGGTGAAGATTGACTATAGGTAGGAACGGATACTAATAACCCATTGCCATTTGGAAATATATTAAACTTACCATCTTGTACCCAGTAGGCAGGGTCTGATGTTGTGGCATACTCCATATCGGAAGCATCTTGAACTCTTCCTCTTTTTCTTGCAGGAATAGCTCGGCAAGGCTGGTCTATCGTACCATCATTACGTAACATATGTAAAACTTTATGTCCTTCAGAAGGAGTCGTCCCATCGGTTACAGCTGTTTCTTCCGCTACGCGTTCTAACATAGAACGAGGCATAGCATTAATAACCTCATTAGCCCCTTCTGTTACAAAAGAGTCTAAAGCTACTTCATCACTAAATGCACCTACTAAGTCTACTACTTGTGCGCTAAACGTTGCCACGTATCTCGCCTCCTTTTGATTCTATGTCCTCACCCATAGTTGTTACCTGAAAATCTATTTGGTCTTTCCTTATAGCAGCAGCAAACCCCGCTTCTCTTATTATGATAGCAGGGTTAAACAAAGGCTTATTAGCTCTTTTGCCGCAACCACGACAATAGAACCAATTCTCTGAATTATTTTTTTTGCAATGCTGACAGGACATTAAGCCCCACCAACCACCATAGTTAATATTCTATCACCATTTAATTGAGTATGGGTAATAGATATAACTTTATTATTTGTTGAATCTAAAGTATCTACATGGTCTTTTATATCTCTTGCCATTGTTCCTACGGCACCCGTCTCAATGCCGGGATTTCCTGCGTGAATAAAGACCTTTACTTTTACATTTCCGTATACAGCCATAATTTCTCCAGTTTTTAAATTATTAGGATATTCGGGGGCTAACTTTTATTGAAAGCCCCCACAGAATCCAAATCTGTTTACCCTTATTTATTCAGGTTAACCATCAACACCAGTAGTAGTCGAACAAGCAGCTGCTGGGAGTGTAGCTGAAGAACCTGTAACAAGTCCTAAGCCAGTAACCCATACTTTATTCGCTCCTTGATATATAACTCTATACCAAGAACCTAAAGCTCCACCTGCTGTAGCTACATTGTCAGCATCCAACACTAGTCTTTTTGAACTAGCTGTAACGCCTCTAGCAACTACTTCCTTTGCAGCAGCACCATTAGTGATACTTGTCATAAGTAAGCCACCAAACACAGTACTTCCTGCGTCTGCAAAGCCAACTAAACAAGTCCCATCAGTTGCCACTGTAGCAGTTATGTATATTTCTATAATCATACCTGCGTTTGAAACGGTTGCTTGTGGTAACGTAATCGCTCCTGCTAAGACACCAGTCGTAAATATCTTATGGTCTGCGTCTATTCCAGTAGCGTCTAACGCTGTTGTTGCGGCGTGGACAGTTACATTCTGATTAATGTATTCTTGAAACTTTCCACTATTCTTATTTAGAATATCAGTTTGCATTATTCATACCTCCTAAGCCACATTCGCATTGTTAGTTTCGAAATTAAATAGAGCATGAGCTTCAGGAAGAGAAACTTCAAGACCTGCTTCGGTTAGAACCATGTCTTTACGTAAATCTTCATCTGCTGACTGTACATTCGTTTGAATGTGCGTGTCTCTATTTACTCCGTTACCAACTAATGGACGGTAAGCTACATTGTCAAGGTCAACTAAACACATATATGGCGCAGCATGGCCTCTGAATAGAGGTTCTTTTACTAGCGTCAAATCACCATGAATAGTTTCAACCTTCATTACTTTATGTCCGTAAGAACCACTCGCTTGCGACATCATTGGATTCGAAGCAGAGTAAGCCGTTGACATAAAAGTCCCTGAACTGTTCATCTTGTTAAAGAATGAAATAACAGGGAGTGAACAAAGCGCAAGCTTTGATGAACTACCACCACGAGCCGGGTCAAAAATCACTTCAAGGTCTTTTAACATAACATCGTAAGTAGCTTCGTTATCAGCACGCGTTGTAAAATAACCTTTATCCTCAGTGTAAGATACTTGAGTTGTTGACCCAGTAATCTGAGATTGTGAGTTTTTGATAATGTGACCAACAATACCATCGGTATAGTTGATTCCACTTTGACTTGCAGCGTTTCCAAAAAGCATAGCTCTTTCGATATCTACTTTATGTTCACGAAGTTTCAAGTTCCATATTCTGTCCCACTCACTAGCATAGCCACGGTAAACCGTTGCTCTTGCAGTATTAGTAAGTTCACAGGCTGTCTTAAATATTTGACAGTACCCAGTACCATTTTCTAATTCACGAGACCAAGAATCAGGAGAACCTGAACCTTCTTCGAATGCACTTCCAATGACTGTACAAGCTTGTCCATCAACAACAGCAGTAGTACTGCCAGTTGCTGCGGAAATTGTACGACCAGTAAATACGGTTTCAGTGCTACCAGCGACAGGAGCAGTCTCAACCCGAACAATAGCTGTCTCGGGTTCATTTGCGGTTCCTATTTCACCAATTGCAAATACCATACCTTTTATAATCCAATCAGGAGCATTAGCAGCACCATCGTCAACTCTGTAAGTTGCTGTGCTTCCTGCGGCTGGAACAGTAACATTTGTATCAATTTTAAATGTTCTGTCTGCCATTTGGATTTTATTACGGTCTTTTAACCATCGGAACTGCGGGTCGTCCGTTGCAACTTTAGCAACTTTGGATAGGTAAACGAAAAATGGAGACTCATCAGGGGCTAAATCAGCGATTCTATCACTAAAATTATACAGCCTCCTTGATGGTATCACACTATCAATTACCGCACCGGGGTCACCAAACTTTAACGGGCCGGGATTGTTATAATTTGGCATTATATATATCCTTCCTCAGTTTATTGTTTAAAGAATGCTATTTCGGCTACCAGCATTTACAATTTTATCCCACATCTGATTGTCTTCAGACTTAGGCGAGCTTGGTGCTCCACCCTGAAGAACTCCAGCTGTGCGAGGCTGCTGTTGGGCAGCTTGTACTGCTTGTGCCGTATCAGAGATGTTACCTTTTTTATTAACGTCTCTATATAGCTTTACCAGATTTGATAAGCCAACTTGCTCTTTAGGCTGCGAAACAAAACCCATAAACTCTTGAACATCATTGTCCGAAAACTTATAAGTGTTACGTAGCTCATTCACAGTATTGTTGTATGTTATCTCTTCCGTCATCTGTCTTTTTTGCTCACCTAATGCATTATTCACCACATTGTTCATCATACCAACATCTTGTTTCATACGAAATTTAAATGAAGGTGATTCTGAATTATAGTAAGCATCCCAAGGGTTAAAGTCCTCAGCAGGTAATCCCTGTTGAGGTTCTTGCTGGGCTTGTTGTTGTGGTTGTCCATTTATGTTTTTCTGTAAGACGTCAACAAGGTCAGGTCTCGATTCTAACAAATCACCAAGTGGCTCAAGCCTTTTAAGCTTGTCGTTTTCCGCTTGAGTTCTGTCATACATTGATTGGAATTTACGGGCTTCGACTTCCCATTCTCCCTCTGGAATCGTTTCTTGTCGTACTTCAACTTCAGGAGCTGAAAAGTCTACTTGCTCATCTTGAGCAATAGGCTCTCCATATTGTCCTTCTGTTTCAGCTCTTACTTCACTAACTATATTTGGGCCATTATCAACTAAGCCATCAGCTACGGGTTGGGCCTCTGTCTGTGTATTGTCCATAGTATCTCCTTTAAGATGTCCCGAAGTTTTCTGGAGCGGAACTAGCATCTGCTCTAACATTTGCTAATTTCTCCGCTTCGAGCTTCACCTTTGTTTGCAGGTTGTTTAACTGAACTCTTCTGTCAGCTTTGGCGTCTGATGCAACATCCGCTAATCGAGATTTGAATTTCTCAACCTCGACTCGCTTCCTGTCACTAACAGACTCCCTTTGGGCAGTCTGGAGGTCTCCCTCCAAATTCTTTATTTGCTCACCCATCGCTTGAACTTGTTGCATGAGTTGGTTCTTCTCATCAGTTCTACGAAGGATAGCTTCTTTATCAAATATTTCTGGATTCTTTTTTAACACTTCAACTTTATCAACTATACCCATTTGAAAAGCTTCCATATAAACACCTAGCTCTGCCCATTTATTTGTAGGCAATGTCGAACCCGGCTCTATACGTATATCGTGTTGAGCTAAATTATGTTTCTCTTTCTTAATATCTAAGATAGAACCTATCTTATTGTCATATGAGTTAACCGTAGCTTCAGTTATATCGTTGTTTGCGCTATTTAAACGAAAAATCTTTTTATAAGTATAATGGCCTTTAGATATATTATATAACACTTGACCTAATCTATTAATACTAAACTCAATATCTCTTAATTTTGATTTAGGTCTATCTGTTCCTAGTGATATCATACGTTCCGTACCTTTAACGGTATCCGGTGCTTTCTCTGCAAAGCCATGCATCATTTCTGGTAACCCAAATGTAAAATCAATATAGAACTCACACTGTTG